CTACTGCCATTTCTCAACTTCACCTTCACTAAAGTATTTAACATCAGTATCTGCCCATATTAATTTAAACTCTTCACCAAGTTGCTTTTCATTTGGTATATCTTCACTTACATTTATAGCCTTCACTATCATCATACTTCCTAACTTTTTATATCCAAATTGCTTTAATAAATTACCAGATGTCAATATGCTCCCACCTGTAACAAGAGGAATATTTGATATTAAAACATTTTGAAAAGTATCTAATATTGTCATATTCCAATATCCACAAACTTCACTATAATTAAATTTTAAAAAATAAAAATGTTTTTGCTCATCAAACTTAACCTCTACTCTTACTATCTGATTTGGAAGTGATTTTACTGGAATATTGCTTATCATTTTCACTAACCTCTTGATTTACCCATTATCATATATAACAAACTTTCATCAGTTAAATCTTCTGCTTGAATTGTTCCTGAATTATTTGTAGTAGTCGTCTGTTCTCTCTTACTTATTTTAACAGTCTTCTCTGAAGCAACAAGTAATTCTTGCATTGTTACTGTGCATTTTAATCCATTTAAATTTTGCAAATCATCTTGCACAGAGAGACCTGTTATCATCATATTTTGATATGTCTCAAGCCTTGTATGTACTTGAAAAGCAAGTCTTTGCTTTTGTATTTCTCTCAATATTCTATAGGCAGCTGTTGATCTTGTATAACTTATACCTTGAAATTGAGCTTCCTTCATTCCTGACATTGCATCAGACATTTTCACTGTCATAGTAACTTCAACAGGTTCTATATATGCATGATCAGCAATAGATGCACCTTTCTGAACCTGATGTGATGTTACCACTGTATTCACAGAGTGTGAAACATCTAAAAAACCATCAAAAAAGTAACCTGCTATATTTGTTTTTACAAGTAGCAATTCTGAATCTGTTATGTTTTGCCAAGGTAAATTAATTGGCAATCCATTAGCCATTCTTTACCTCCTATCTTACAACAGAAGAAATATCTAACACTTCTAACATTCTCTTAGTTTGTTGATTTATTTTTCTTAATGTATTTTCATCAACACTTCCTTTTACATTTATGTTTTGCTCATACTTCATATTTGGTGAATAAGATGTGTTAGTATTCTTACTACTTTCATATTGATATTTTACTTCTGATTTTTTACTTTCACTTTCATCAGATGAACCAAAAAAACCTTTTATTTTTTCTTTTATCAAATTGTTAGCTTTTTCAATTGCTTCATCTATTTCCTGATCTTTTTTCAAAATCCAATCAGGAATGCTACCTACTTTATACCCAAATTCATTTACACCTTTAAAAACATCCTTTAGCCATCCAAATGCACTATCAAAAGCATCAAACAACCATTCAAAAAATGGGCCTAAACTATCTATAATATAATCAACCGCCCATTCTATTTTTTCAAATAACCATTCAAACTTATCTTTTGCTTTTTCTATAAAATCTTCTACTTTCTTCCAACTATCACCAAAATAAGATTTTCCACCTCTTTGCCATGTCATATAATCATCAATCAAGAGTATGATTGCAGACAAGCCAGCTAAAATTATTGTTAAAACAGGATTAATTGCTAAAAGTATTGCACTTATTATTCCTATAAAAACTTTAAAAGTAGATGGAAACTTTTTCATAAAATTGTATATTCCACCTATTAGCTTTACACCTAAACTTATAACATAACCAATTGCTTTTCCAACTCTATAAATATAATATAAAACCTTAGCTATAGCTGCTGCAATTTTTGGTAGATTTTCTTGCAAAAACTTATTTACACTTGCAAGCTTATTTTGCATATTATCTAAATCAACACCTAAATATTTAAGAAAGTAATATACTATTTGTCTTATTCCATTTTTAGCTATCACTTGCATTTTATCAAATTCAAAAGTAACATCTCTAACTTTTTTTAACATACTATCTAATTCTTTTGGAGCAGCTGTTTGCTTACCTAACTCAACAAGTTCACTAAATCTATTTGTTAACTCCGGATTCCTTGCTATTGTTGAAAGCTCATTCATAGAGTATCCTAAACTTTCAACAGCATTTTGTGTTACTCTATATGCATCAACATTCATCCACATTGAATTTGCAGCATTTTGAGTAGCTATATCAGCTTCAGCAACAGAAGTAGTAAACTTACCTACAGCTACCACTGCTGAAGCAATCATTGTCACAATACCTGCTGTGCCTTTTCCGAGGCTTGTCGACATCTTTGAAACTAATGAAGAAATTTTACCTTCTCCAAGCTTAACTACATCAAGAGCATCTGATAATTTATTCCTGTCAACATTAAAACCAAGTGATACCAAATACTCCTTCATGACATTTCTTAAAGCCATACAATATTACCTCTTATCTAAAATTGTTCATAGAATTTTCCAAACTATTCATTTCATTACTTGCTTCAATTTCTTTCATTTGATTTTCAAAAAACAATTTTTCATTCATATTTTTAATTGTCATGGCTTCATGAATATCAAGTAAATCTGTAATAATATAAGTGCCATCCCATAATTCACATTGCTTCCAAAGCTTTGCTAACACAGGCATATAAAGAATCATATCTATATTTTCTGAAGTATAATGATCTAACAATAATTCATTGCTTGAGTTTCCTGAGCCATTCCCTCTTGCTTCTTTTCTTTCATTTCGTTCATCATCTTTTGTGCATCCTCCAGAAGACCTAACTTTTGGAGGATTTCTAAGAAAAAATCTTTGTAATTTACCTCTATTACTTTAAGTAATAAAAACCCTACAAGAAACATATTCTCTTCCATGTCCAGCACACCAAAATCACCATTTTCTTGTATTACCGGAACATCTCCACTTTTTAACTTTTCATACACATTTTTCATTAATCTTTTTTGAAATACAACAAACTCATCTATTGACATTTCTTTTTTGGAAACGCTATTTGTCATAGACAATATCTTATCAATACCTGCACCTGAATCATTCAAAAAAGAAAGCAAATCAATTGGTAAAGCTTTTGTTAAAATTTCTTTCAACACAGCAATGCCCTCAAATGGAGACATCTTTTTAATCACAAATGTTCTATCTTCATAAGTTACAATTTCTTTTATTTTTCTTTCCATTTTTTCACCTTTTTGCTATTTTCATTTTCTAAATTGTATTTTGTGTTACATCAGCAAACAAAAAGTTCCATGTAATATTACCAGCTGTTTGTTCAAATGACTTATCCGGCAATTTTACTATACTTCCACCATTCATAATGTCTTGATCACCAGTTTGCTTACTTGTTATTACAGCTTTTATCAAAGACCATTCTGATGTAGCTGCACTTTCTAAATAATTATACCATTTTCTTAAATTATTATTTAAATCAGATGTTTGTTGAGCTGTTACTGCAAGAGTACCTGTTCTATCTTTTATCTTTGAAACAACCGGTGTTCCATCTGAAGCAACTTCAATAGATGATCTATCGGTTCTCATGCTAACTTGTATCGTTCCAAGACCCATACCATTTGTTGATATTTGACCTAATGAAGGATGAGACAAGGTTAAGTTTACATCAGAAAATGAATAAGTTTTCACAGACATTTTTATCACATCCTCCTTTATCTGCTAATATTTATACCAAGTGTAATATATTCAATTGCACCAGCAAGCTTTATGCAAATGTAGCAATTAGGTGCAATTCTATCAACTCTATCACTGCCACTTTGAGTATTAATATCATCAAATAATATTAAGTATCCTTGTGAAAGTGTATCACCATACTCAAGTGAAAGAATTGAGTTTCCAAGCCAAGTACCTGGTTGTATAAATTCTATATCAACATAATTATCAAGAACTTGTGATATTGATGATGTTAAGATATTAATTCCTAAATCAGTTTGTGGTACTTTTGGATTATTTACGAGTGTATTCATTAATTCATTTCTTAAATCGTTTACCAACATATCAATATAATACACTTCATCAAATCTATCACCATTTAGCATTGTACCTTGTCTAAACAGGCTATAATAATAACCTTGCTTTACATACACATTTACATTATTATTAAGTATTTTCTTTAAGTCTACATAAGACATTTCATTAGCATCAATACCTTTTATTGCTTTGTAAGCCAAAGTAAATGCTTTATTCACTTTTTTATTGTATCCAAGGCTATAACCTATTATACCTGAAATTGCTGTTTTGCCAGCATTTGAATCACTTATATCTCTTTGCACAATTGTCTTTTGATAATTTCCTGATGCAAGTTCTTCAATAATATTATCATATTCAGTTACATTTTTATCAAAATTTAAACAAAATATTGTTTCAGGTGATGTAGACTCAACATACGAACAAACTGCTTTTATATCACTTTTTTCCATTGTGTTAACTAATGAGTCCAAAATTATTAAAGCATACCATTCATAATTAATTTGTCTACATTCTGTTATTGCATCAACAAATTGCTCTGATGTATCTTTCTTGCCCAAATATGCTTTTGATGGTGAAGGAGATTGTGCAAAATACAATTGTAAAGCCAAATACTCTGGTGATGTTGTTTCAAAACCAAGTGTAATTAATGTATCAAGATTGTCTATTTCCTTTATTCTCTCTTCTTTTGTTACTTTTTCTGAATTAGTAATAAAAAGTGCAGAATTTAATGTTTTTCTATATGATACTACTGGGCTTAAAGTTACACTTATGTCAATAATATCATTTAAAGTTATATTATTTGCCAACTTTTTTCATCCTCCTTACTCATCATTTATTTTTACTTTTCTATCAAGACTTTCTTTTTCAGCTTTCAATTCTACATTCACCACTTCAACAAATGGTATTTCTTCAACAATTGCTGACTCAAGATAATAACTTACTATTATTTCAACTCTTGCCCACCATTGATTATTTACTTCCTCATATAATAGTACTGCTTCAGGAACATCCAAAATTAATTTTATATCATACTTATCAAGAAAACTTTTTGCTGTGTAGCTAAATAGCTTATTCCTAAATTCATATGCTATATCTTGCACATCTTCATCACCATAAAAAACCCAATGTACATCTATTTGTCTCAATTGTGATCTTTTATATTTTATACTTTCATTTGTAACTTCTCTTACCTCTTCATTGATTTGCTTATTTGTTTCATTATCAGCATAATTAATCCATAAGTAAGATACACCTTGTTTTATTTCTTGAAATGGTGCTGAATTTATTTGATACGCTAACCTAATAAGCTCTGATTCTTCATCATTATTCAAGTCTATATTTCTTAATTTTGCAGTTAAATTTACAAATATATCCTGTAACTCTTTATATTTTATAATTTCAGCCATTATGAAGCTCCAATCTTTGAAACTACAGCTTTTGTAAAGCCATAATCATCAGCATCCATAATTGCGACAACCTTATATTCATCACCATTATATACAATAATATCGGAGGTTCTATTTTCACCTTTTGACTTTTCAGAACTTGTCATATATATTCTTTCTAAACTATGTATTGTTTTAGTTGTTTCATTTCTATCACCTTCAGGAATCATACTTAATGTCTTTTCATCAGATACTGAAACAACTGCATTTATTTTAAACACTTTTTCTTTTTGTGTAAATCTTCCATTTACATACTTTCCATCATAATGTCTTTTAATTGTTATTTGTTGAGTAAATTCTGGACTTGCTACAATATCTGCAAGATTTAACCAAACTTTTGACATTTGTATTTACCCTTTATTTTTATTTGAGACTACATAGGTTATTGATTTTCTAAGTTCACCTGTATCAATTAATGGATTTGACTTACCTTTCTTTGCTTTTATTGTTGAAGGTGCATTTGGTGGCCATCCGTTTCTTGAGTCTGTAAACCATGATCTAACTTTGTTTTGTACAAACATCCCTGTTTTCTTTAGTTCTTCAACACCTTTTTCTATTCCAAAATCAAAAAATGCTTTTAAACTTTTTGACAACTTTTCATTTATCTTGTCACTTTCTGCTTCTATTGCAGGTTCTATAATAGGTCTTGGTGGTATATGATATGCTGGTGAACCATTTGTCATTAAATACATTTGGTGAGCTCTTTCTCTTGCATCACTAAAATTCATTCCATCATTTATTTGCTTTTGTATATTTTGTCTTACTATTTTTTTATCGACACCATGAGTATGTATGTATGCCAACTCTGCATTGCTTATTCTATTCTTACTTCTTCCTGAATTTTCATCAGGTATTCCAACAAGCAAATCATACCCTTCTATTTCATCTACTTTCTTTCTTAAATCAATATATTCTTTTACATTAATTTCACCAAAAGCAAGAGATCTTAAAGCATTGCCTTCAGTAAAGTTTTTCACTTTCTTATCTACTTCTAAGCCTATTGAATTTATCATATTTGATGCGCTATTTTTTATTTCACTTTCAATAGACATATCATAACACCCACATTCCACCTTTAGACATTAATTTTGATATTGACACAAATTGATTCCCAAATGTTGTTAAATTGAATTGACCCCATCCTTCAACATTTTGCATTGCTAATGAAAAATCATATGAGACAGAAACATCGCCTACTGACTTAGAACTTACCAAACCTTTTGATTGGCCTGAGGAAATTACAGCAGCAGCTTCAGCATTTGAGTCCAAATAAGCCATCAAGTATACTGTACAAAAATGTGCCACAAATAGACACATACCTAATACCCATTGCTTTCCCCATCTCTCTACATTTACCACTTCATTAGCAAAATCAATGTACATTTTGACTATTCTATCTGGTAATTCTTCAAGTCCTTGAAATTGTGGATAAATAGCAAAAAAATCTTCTATCTTAAATGGGGGATTTTCACTTTTCTTTACATTAGTGGCTGTGCTTATTAAACCAATATCATTAAATACATATTTGTCATAACTCATCTAAAAAAATCCCCCACATTTATATCTTAACCAATTAACTTATTAATATAATATTCCTTTGGCTTTTTACTTTCAACTTGTATACCTTTTTCTAAACAAAGATTATAAAGTTCCTTGCTTGATTTTTCATGATAAGTTTGAAGCTCATTATCATCTACATTAATTTCTTCCACATTCTTCTTCACAACTTCTTCATTACTATCTAATGCTTTATCTATCTCATTTGATTTAACTTTTCCATTCATTTCAATTTCAGCAACATCAGCTCTGCTGCCAATAAGCTTAATCTTCTTAGACTTTTCTAACGCCTTATACATATCTGAATCTAACACCCAATCAGGTGCATAACTAAATTCAAATGCTCTTACCTTAAATTTTGTATTATAATCTTTTGGATGATTAAACACTGTTGTTTGATTACTAAAAATTTGTACCTGCCCTGTTTTCATTAATCTTTTCTCCTTTTACATAATTTGATAAAGAGGTGATTATATTTCAAACCACCTCAGTATTTCTAAATTTAAAGTTTATTAAATGCCATCCTTATATCTAATTGTTTCATAGTACATAATCTTAACCTGGCCAATTTGGCCTGCATATGCTGTAAGATATGCCATTTGCTGTACATCAGGCTGAGTCATTACTCTTCCAAGCATTACAGGAATGTCTATTCTGACCTTTTCCTTTTCATTTACATAAGCAACCATTCTATTCTTGTCACTTGCACCTGCACCTGTACACCATCTACAAGGATAAATCATAAGATCTCTTCCCTGATTCTTTGCAATATTATTTTCAAGTATATATTGAAGTATTGAAATATTGCCAGCTTCAGAAACTTTTCTTGTTACAATGTAAGCATAGTTAGAAGGGTCAATAAGAATATGGTTTGCCATGCCAGTTAAATCATATTCAGAGTCCTCCCACGTTTCAACAACAACACTATTAATATCTTCAAGAATTTCATCAGGAGTCTTCTTCTTCCATTCAGTAGCACCTTCTGCACCTGCTTGTGCCATTTCATTTTCTACAAGCGGATGATTTACAAGACCATGAATATCTAATGAATCATATCCTTCATATGTCATTGTGTCAAGATCTTTATTCCAATTTAATTTAATACCCTTATCAAGAATATCATCAAGACTTCTTCCAACGGTCTTCAAGAGCTCATTGTCAACAAATGGTACTCTAAGAATATTAGCCCACGAGAATACCTTGTAATTATCTTTTGTGATATTTGCTTGCATCATTGGAATATCATTTGTTTGACCACCAACTATTCCAGAAGTTCCACTTCCTGTAGTTGCATAATCAACAAAATAATTCGAAGTATATTCACTCCAACCACCACCTGTATCAGCAACAATATCTCTCATCCATGTTACAGAAGTGAGTGGTTCATAAAGCTTTGGATCTCTCTTTTCAAGCTCTCCATTTAAAAATGCTAATCCTGAAGCAATTGCACTATCAGACATTCTTACTACAGGAGCATTATCAAATACTCTTTTTATTTGATTGTTTCCGTGAAACATTTATTTACCTCCATCCTTTTTTTATTTAAATAAGATTTCTTTCAAGAATTGTAATTTCTACTCCACCTTTACCATCAACATAACCTGTCGTAAATCTTGCTGGAATAGCAAAACCTTTTGCAGATGGATCTGTAGCATCAAACTTACCTGTTGCAAAATTAAAGAATACTTTTCCGCCTGCTTTAGGTGTACCTGTACCCATCTCAACAATTATAGAACCTCTTACAAGAATATCACAACCCTTATTCTTTAAATATGCAGAAGCCTGCTGTGTATATTCTGTAGCTTGAACAACTTCAGCTACAGCAATACCTACAAACTTATCAACTGTATCAGTAGATGTTTCCTCACCTACATCACCTGTAACTGTAACATTTCTTACAGTATTATCATCATTTAAAAACACAGCTGCACCAAAATCAATTGCTTCACTTTCACCAGAAACAATTCTATTAGTTACAATTGCATCTCCATCTCTTGATATCTTACCAATATATCCTAAATTTAAAGCTTTTCCAATAACTGCACCTGGCATATTATTTTACCTCCTTCTTATAATGTGGATTGTACATTTCAGCAATCTTTGCACCTATATCTTCATTAGTATTTTTATATGCACTATCACTTGCTCTTCCACTTACAATCTTTGAATATACAGAAGAATTTTTCTTCTTTGCTTTAGCATCTTTTACCTGGTTTTTAAGAACTTTTGCTAAATTGTCAGATACTCTCTTTCTTTCCTTTTTATTTGGAATATAAGCAATAATAGGTTTTAAAACTCTCATTAATTCTATTGCAGAATCCTTTGTCTTTTCAACCTCATCCAATTCATAATCTTCATCCTTATTCATTTCTTCAGCCGGTTCTTCAATTGACTCAATCTCATCAATTTCAGCATCCTCAACTTCTTCTTCTAACTCTTCTTCTAATTCATCAAGTGATTCCATGCCTTCCTCATTTTCTTCAGCTTCCTCATCCTTTGTATAATTTGAAGCTAAAATAGAATAAAGAGCATCCTTTACACTTGATAAAGCTTCCTTTACTTCCTTCACATCTTCATCATTATTCATCTTTTCTTCTTCACTCTTTATCTGAGGTGCAGGTTGAACTTCTTTTTCTTCATCCTCAACCTTTTTCTCTTCAACAAGATCATACATAGCATCCATAATATCTTCAGGATCAGCATCCATTGCAACATGCTTTAAACCAACAGCCTGAAGAAACTCAGAAGTCTTTTGTCTTCTTGGTATTCTATAGGTTTTATTTTCACCCATTTTTTTGTTACCTCCCTTTAATTCATTTATCTTATTATCTTTTATAGCAACTCTACTTCCTGCTCTTCCTGCATTTACAAGAGCCACATGATTACCTATAATATTTTTTTGAGCATACCCATCTTTATAAGGCACATATTCACATTCATACCCACAAGATACTTCTCTTTTTTGCTTGCTTTCTATTTCCTCTATTTGTGCTAAATTATAAACTATAATGTCTGCCAGTAATAAATCACTATCTCTTCCAACACCTCTTCTAACATTAGTTATTGTGCCCTTCCCATATGTTTGAAAATTCAAAGGTGTTACCCAGTCATTTGGATGCTCATCAACAAACACTTTTCCTTCAAATGAAGCTATTGTCTTTGGATTAAAAACTTCCTCCTCTGTTCTATACACTTTTATTATTTCATCAGCTCTATTATCCAACCCTAATTCTTTTCCTAAATATTTTTGTACCCCTGTTCTTGCTATTGGCACATTATAACAAATTAAAAAATCTTCAGGAGTACGTTTCATATTGGGACTTATCTTTGAACCAAAATGTGCTTTAGCCAATTCATTATCACCCTCACTTTAATTATATTTTAATACAATTAATAAAAATTGTAAATAGTAAAGTTTGGGCTTCTTATGCTTACCATGAATATCACCTTACCTATTTACAATTTTTATCACTTTTTACTTTTTCATGTTTTATCAAAAATTCATTAAAAATTATATATTGATTTTTATTTATTTCTTTTATATTTTCTCTAAACTTATCTTCATATTGTCTTATTAATTCATTTCTTTCTTTTTTATCTATGCTATTATAATCTACATATCTTATCACTTCTAAAAATTCTTCAAATAATTCTCTATTTTTTAATTTTGACTTGTTAAGTCTTTCTCTTGCTTTAATTGCATCTAAGCTATTTTCATATTTTTCAAAATAATTTTTAAACTTTAATTCATAATTTCTCTCCAATATTTCTTTATATGTATCATATTTTATATTTAATAATTTTACTATTTTTTCTTTATTGTCCATAGATTCTCACCTTTATTTACTTGTGCCCTGTAATCTATTAATAATTCCTTGATATATCAAACTATGATCATTTTCATCATTTGCTATTTCTACAAACTTTTTCCTGTCTTCATCAGGTGCAATTTCCAATAACATCAAATTAATTTCAACAGCATCATTTTCCATTTGTAAAGCTCTTGACAAAATTTCCTCATAATCCATACCATTATATTTACCTGACTCAGATGGCAAACCTTCATCTAATTTATTTTCTATTTCATTTTCATTCAAAACATTTAATTCTTCAATCATTTCATCTACATTTTTTTTTATTTTCTTTATTTCTTTTTTTGAAACTTTATTATTATTTATTTTATCCTCAAGTTCATCCAATTTATCAATCATTCCTAATATTTTTTCATCACTTGTTTTATTCATTTTTTGTTCAGAAAAACCTACAGGATTTTCATACTCACTATCTTTCTTCCACTTTTCATATAAACTTAAACCTTTTGCCATTTTTATACCTCTTTTAAATTTACTTCTATTAATCTTTTTCCGCTCGATAAAGTTTTTACTTTAAAATTTTTATCCTTTAAAATATACCTTGATGTTGTTGGATGCAGAACTTCATCTTCTATTGGAAATTCAGATAATTCTCTTATTGAAGTTCCTGATTTATTCTCGACATTAAATAATAAACATATTTCTTTTTCTTTATCATTTGTATCTGCAAAGCTAATAGAAATATTTCTATTTGAACTCCAACTTGATATGCCTTGCATATCCATTGTCTTACCTTTTTTTAAATTTTGTATAATTTCTGAAGCATCCTTTTCTGTAAGACTTAATCCTCTATATATTGTGCCTTCATATTTTTCTGACCTATAAATAAGATCATCCAAATCATTTGAATATTTTTCAAAACCTTTATCAACTTTTTTACCTGAATACTTGTTTCTATAAGCTTTCTTTATATCATCATAAAATATACCTGTGTATGCTTCTAATGACTTTGAATACCTTTCAACTTCATCAGTTGTTGCACCTTTTATTCTTTTTCTTATCTTTGCTTTTCTACTTTTGCCTTTTGTTTCTATATGGCCTTCTTTAAATTGTTTATTTTGCTCACTTTTAAATTTTCCACTTCTTGCAGAGCCACCTTTATGTTTTGGTATTCCTACATGATTAAAATGTCCTGATCCTTCTCCACCATCAAATACTTTTACAATATCATTTAGCAT